GTTATCAGCCGGATTTTTGTCTTTTATCCTTAGTCCATTGGAACTTTTTCTGAAAGTTGCAATGGTTTTTGGAGCAGCCCTTATGCTGCTCTGTTTTGGCTTTATCCTGGCCATATGGCCAGTTTTGCTAATTTCTCTTTTGGGGCTCCTGCCGGCTCCCCTGTTTTTCTTTACAGTTGTTTCAACTCACACGTTGTGGACTGGCCTTGCTTTCTTCCTAGTTTTATATCATACTAGAAGTTTTGTCGCAAGGGAGTTCGCCATCATCAAGATGGTTGGCCCAAAGCATGCGTTGTGGGTTGATGACTCATCTTACTCACGGTACTTTGGTTCCATATCAGTGAGATGGGTTGCAGCTGCCTTTGATGTTGAGGACTCTCGTTTAGAGGGTCAGTTTCAATCCAAATGGCTCGCGTCATATGTGGGCAAGGGGTCTTTTGAAGGGTACTATGAGCTGGTTTCAGTTGCATGGTCCTCCTTCATCATTAGGCTCCATGAGGACTTCTTGCCGGGGCCTCATTTAATGCTTTTGTTTTGTTTGTGGTCTTTGAATGTGCTTCTCAGTATCTACTTGAAGCCTCTGAAGAAATTCTGGACCCTTTTACGGTGGTATTTTCTTGTTGCGTTTTCAGTCTTTAGCCTCCAACCTGGTGCCACCTTGTTTGTTGTTGGATTTCTGTTCCGCATTTGTGGTTTCCTTTTGCAATTCCTTTCGCATGACTTTCGCGATTGGGTCAAATGGACCATAACCACTCTGACGGCTGAGTTGCTGAACATTGTTATTGAATACAACTTTGTTTCTAGAAAGTGGTTCAACCGGTCGGGGTTTTATCCCAGTCAGAAGAAAGGTTCTGTGATTTCTGTTTTCACCGACACCATATCTAAACTTGCTGTTGTTGTCTCTGACCTTGGTCTGCCCCATTACATCATGGGTGGGAAATCCACTTATGATGCTGAGCATATCCAAGAATCCCTCGAAATTATGAGGGATGCAGGGTGGCCCATTAATGTTAATTTGGCAAGCCCTTCTCGTTTTGGCAGTGGTAGTGCTTACGCCGACTGGTTGGTCTCTGGCACAGACTGGCAACAGGGCATCCACAACAGGAAGGTTTACCTTGACACAGCCCTTGACCCTCTGCGTGTCAAGGCTGTGGAGTGGAGAAGGACCGAAGAATACCGCACCAGTGAGAATGAATTACGTTCTGTTGCACGTTACTTCAAATCTCCTAAGTACAACTACCCAGACCTTGAGCTGGATGATGTGTGGTTTCTTATAGGTGACATTTTCAGGCACTCACGTATCACTCCTTTCAACTACATTATCAAGATGTGGGAAAAGAAGTATGCACTTGGTAGCTTCATGGTCGATCCAAGAAACCCCCGTAAGAAACATTCCAGGTGGAAGTTCATTTCCACCATTGGTTATGCAAACTTTAAGAAGTTATGGAGGCGCACTTTCGAAATAGCGCCCCTGCTTGCACCTGTGGCGCATGTCAGTGTCAAAGATGAAGCTCTTCCTCCTAGGAAGTATTTGTCCGACAAGGTTCGGACTGTCATTGGCTCACCTTTGGGTCAGTACATCATGTCCACTGTCTGGAATTATTCCCCAAACCACAACTTCAAGTGGCGTGAAACACCCATAAAGGTTGGAATGCCATTGAATGGTTATTGGATGGATCATGTCTTCACTGCCCATTCCCGGTGCCAGATACATTATGCAGGTGACATGTCTGAGTTTGACTCAACCCTTTCTGGCAATGTGCAAGAACTTATCAAAGCTGTTCGGAAAAAGGGTTTTGAACATCACAAGGATAGGGACAGAATCTCTCGCCTTGTTGACATCAATTATGAACAAGTCTCTAGGCAATTGTTGAACACAACCTCAACTGGCGACATCTATTCCAAAGGCACTGGGCTCACTACTGGTCATTCCTCCACTAGCATGGACAACAGTGTTGGTTTGGTAGTGTTGTACCTGTTAGCTTGGAAAGAGATAACAGGTCTATCCGCCAAGGAGTTCAAATTTTACAACGAGCTTTCATGCTTTGGTGATGACCACTTGCTTAGCATGGCCGGCAATAAACCAGCTGCTTGGAATTTCAGAACCATTCAAGCTGTCATGGCAAGGTGGGGTGTGACAAACAACCTTGAAGCATCAGGGCCATTGGAGAATCTTTCTTTTCTTTCAAAGAAGGTTCGCTCTCCAACCCCAGCCGACCTTGAAGACTTCAAGCTTGCTGGTGTTCCCCGCCCCAGATGGGCTGTGTTTCATGAGAGGGACAAGCTCGTGGGCAAGATGGTGGCCAAGGTCAAAAGCATGGCTCCTGAGTACAGGCTCAAGAGGCTTATCAGTTACCTTTCATTGACTGCTCACCACAAGGATGTTTATGATATGGTCACTGGCATCATCTTTAGAACCAACACTTTTAAGAGGTATCTGAAGAGCCCCTCCAATCCTAAGGGTATGGTTGTTCCCTCTTATAAAAAGATTGTTCAAGATTGGTATAAAGAGGACGCCAAATTCCCTGAAAATATGATTGATGAGGTCTCTGAACAGTATCATGTTGAGGACTCACTCCTCACATATGGTGGTTTGACCCCTTTAGATTCTTTTCTTGGTGCTTTAGCTGTCATTCCCGACTTTGTCAATCCTGCGATTTTCAACATGGGTTATATGACTACCTTGCAAAGCAAGCTCCACAGAACTGTCTCTTGGCCCGTTCAGTTGGTTTCAATTTCCAATAGTGCTTTTGGCCCCGCAGAGCTCGCATACATGATGAGGAAAACTGTGTATGAATTCTTAGACCCTAGCATTTGTGTGTATGTTGAGCAAGATGCAAATATGACTTCACTGCTTGTTCGTCATTGGATCTTTTTGTGGTTTAAATCATTCTCTGTGAAGGCACCTTCTGTTTTCCCTATGGCTGCTGTTGTCAGGCAGGTTGCAAATTTGCAATTTGCCATCAATGGCAAGCTTCAATTAGAAAGCAGGCGTTTCTCATTTCAAATCCATGAGCTTTTCGCCATATCTTTGCTGTCTTTCATTCATTTGCCAGATGTGCTTAAGCCTGTTGGGGCCTTGGCACTTCCGGATATCAATATGCTCTCTGAGCAGATTCTGTTTGCTATTCAGAACCTGTTCTGGAAGTCACTTCCGCCCAATTATTCAGATGTTACACC